TTCTTATTTGGCTTTCGCTAAGGTTTGAGATATTGTTTAGGTAGGTTGAATGGATGCGCTTATTCTTTGGGTTATCAGCTACCTCATATACCCAAGAAATAAAGTCGGCTGGATTCCAGTCTAAGAATGATTGTCCAGTAGTACGAATTAAAAGCTGGTCAAACAAAGCCTTACTAATTAGGTTTGCCTCGTTTACAAATAGTATATCCCTTGCTGGTCCTTTTGCTTTATCAGGGTCTTCTAATCCAAATAACTCAATATATGATCCGTTCTTAAACGTATAAATAAAATCAGTATATCGGAAATCCTTTTCATCCCAGATGTTCCATTGCTCAAGTATGTTTTTAAAGTCCCTGTAAACTCCACGCTTAATATGTGGGAGTGAATGCGATACCATTGAAATCCTTATATTGGGATTGCTTATTGCTATATGAATTAACAACTGAACAACCGAATAGCTTTTACTTGACCTTGACCCACCTTCATTGCATATTATAGGATAACCTTCCTCGTATGCCTTTTTGTTAGCATAAAAGACAGGTGTAGCCTTAATCTTTAATTGGTTGACAATCTGCATCTGGTTCTATTGTGATTTGCACATTACCCTTTATGTCAGCGGTGATGTCGGTTGTTTGTTTTGGTCTGCCCTCTAATCTATCTAATAGTATTTCGTATGCCTTTAAATCGCCTTTCCTCGCCTTTGCAATGATCTGCATATCTAACTGCTCCGCTATTGTAAACTCCTCATCTTCGCCTGTTACTGGGTTGCGCACCTTAGTAACCAACTCCAATAAACGTAAAAGTCTTGTCTTGCTATTAGGAACGCCTTTAGGTCTGCCGTTAGGGTTTCCGCTTACCCCTTTTTCAAATTGTGTATTTGTATTTGGAAATGCCATAAGTTACCTGTTTTTTACCTGTATTACAAAATTACCCCATTCTTCTTGATTATCAAGGTCGGGTCAAGTTTTTTCATCCTATCTACAATCACTTGGCAGTATTTTGGGTCAAACTCTATTCCATAACAAATCCTATTTAATTGATGTGAAGTTACCATTGTAGTTCCAGAACCAAGATAAGCATCTAAAACTAACTTTACTTGATTCTTTGAATGTCTATCTGCATATTCAAAACACCAAGACATTATCTCAACTGGTTTTTGTGTTGGATGATTCTTTTCTTCTCTATTTGCCTTTGCTCTCGCATATTCTTTTATTCTTAAAGCATTGTTAAAAGAAGTCCAAGCCATTTCTCCGTCTGCTAAACTAAATCCTCTTTGACCTTTATCCCAAATTAACCATCCCATTGTTGGAGGCAAATCATCCGTAAAGTAATTACCTCCCCATATTATTTGATTTTCAGTTATTTGACATAGGTATTGTAAAACACCGCTATTTGGTTTTGATTTATCCCATTCTGGATTACCAAAGTTTCTCCATCCGTGTTTATTAGTCTTTTCAGTAAACTCATCTCCTTTAACAAGTTGATTACCATAATCTATTCCATAAGGTGGATCAGTTAGTAAAAGTTCTGGCTTTTTACCTTGCAAAAGTTTATCTAAGTTATTTGTATCTGTACTATCCCCACAAAGTAACCTGTGTTCGCCTATCTCAAATAAATCTCCTAATACTATGTCCGTTTCTATTCCGCCTTCTGGCGCACTAAATCCATCTTCTTCTGCTTCTAATACGTTTGCATCAAAGTTTGGTATATCAAGACCCCATTCAGTAAGTAATTGTTCATCCCAATTATTTGCTAAGTCATCCCAATCCCATTCTCCGTAACCTACGTTATCCTTTACAATAAACTCTTTCTTTTGTTCCTCAGTTAGTTCTTTAGCTTGTTTTACTGGTACATCCTTAAGTCCAGCTTCAATACAAGCCTTTAGACGCATATTACCACCTAAAACAATATTGTTCTCATCTATGACAATAGGTCTAAGTTCAAGCATCTGTGGGAAATCTTGGATTGACTTAACCAGCTTTTTAAACTTGTCATCCTTAATAATTCTTGGGTTGCTTGGGTTAGGTTTGATTTCGTTGATGTTCATTATCGGTTTTTTGTTGGTGTTCGTATTGATGGCATCTGTATAATTGGTTTCTTTTTGATTTGCTCAAAACCTACCATATTGCCACACTTATTGCACTTAAATTGAATCTCTTTTAGTTCATTCTCCCAAGCATAGCCTTCTACTATTGACTTGCACTTACACGTGTAAACTCTTTTGCTTAAAGTATTTTTCATCGCCCTTGTCTTTGATATGGTTTAACTGGCTTGTCTTTTGGACCAGATGTCTTTTTGTATTTTCCTGTTTTTCTTCGCCCAAAACTTACTTTGTTTCCGTTACTAACTTTCGCCATATTTATTTATTAAGTCTGCTAAATAATCAAATGCTTGTTCTTGGGTTTCGCCAAATACATAATGCGTAGTGCCATCTATTACAAAAGAAAAACAAGGGTAACCAGCGATTACCTCCTCTTTGCACGTTTCAAATATGTTACTTGTATCTATCAATTAGTTCTATTAATTCATTTCTTTGCCATTTCTTTATCCTATTGTTAACCGCCTCAAACTCCAACTCTTTCACCGCCTTTTCACCTATCCTTTCTACAAGTCCTATTCGGTACATTGCTTGGTTGCCGTGTTTATACATATTGCATCCAGCACATTGTAAATGGATATTCCATTCGTTAAACCTTAAAGCAGAATACCCTTTAACAGTAAAGTAGTGTCCTGCTTGATTACCATTGTAGCTTCCGCAACTTATACAAGGTAAACCTTCATCTCGTTTCCTTATGTATGCATTAACTACCTTCTGGGTCTTTTCTAACAACTTGGGTAAAGGTATCAATGGCATTATGCAAAATTAGGGTTACTTTTTCAATCTAACAACACATAATCTTTCATTATGTTTATATCGTTTCTTGTTAATTGGGTTCATATAAATCATAATAGTTTTATAGTCAGTACCTAAAAACCTTATTGCCTTAGCTATTGATCTAAACCATATCTCCTCTTTTGTATCTAAATAAATCAATTTTACTTCAATGTTGTTGTCTATTCCTGTCATTAATCAATCGTTTTAATTCAAAGTATAAATGTGCCGTTAAATAAATAATACAAGCAAGTGGAACACTAATCAGCGTAAACTTTAGCAATTCATAAATAAATGTTAATTGTTTCATAGTTGGTTTTGTAAATATAGGTACAAAGAATATCTTTTGCACTCATTTTTAATTAAAGTTTCATCCATTAATCTTTCTAATTCTTTCTCGGATTTAGCGTTAACCTTGTAGTAAGCAATAACCTTAGCTTTTATCTTTTCAGCCTTATCCTTAGATAGATTGGTAGTGTTTAAATCTTTACGCTTCCATAGTATATCAAAAGCCATCGTATTGAGTAGCTTCCAGTCCTTTTTTGCCGACTTATCCCAATTTTGGTACAATGCTTCAATTACTTCATCATCATTGATTTTTGGTATATCTACTGGCGGTGGCTCGGTATGTGTCTTGTTTCTTACTTGAACTGCTATGGGTTTATATGCTGCCATCACATCCCCAAAGAATTTAGGGTTAAAAGTAATCGCTTTGTCAACTGACAATTTTCCCATTGCGTAAAGTTCAAAAGCTACTCCAAGTTCTTTTAGTTTGTAGTTACAATAGTTCTTTATAACAAATTCGCATAAAAAGTGAAACAACTCTATCGTAGGCGTTTGACATCCACTTAAAGCAATACAGGTCTTTAAATGTTCTTTTACCTCAATAGGAGAACATCTGCCTACACTCATTGTTTCTAAAGCACTATAAACTTTTAATTCATCAGGCTCAAGTTTAGTAAAGATTTCTAAGGGCATCCCATTCTCTCTCACTAAAATTTGGTTTGCGATTGTTGCTAATTCCTGTTGCATTTGATTCGTTTTTAAGTGCAAAAAAACCTTTCCAGCCTTTTGCCATTGATTGTTCAATAATTTCTAATGCTATTTTTTCATCGCCTCCAGATAGCTTAACCAAATCTTTTAAGGATGCTTGTTCGCTTTGAGGTGTTGCGTATGTAAACTTAAATTGTTTTCTTTTAAATTCCTTCCACATTTCCCAATAGTTTATAAATTCTTCGCTTTCAAATGGCATTGTTACCATAACCTTAACCTTATCCTTAACCATTACCTTATCCATAACCATATCCTTGTCCCCTTGCAAGGGGCTTATAAGGGGCTTAAAGTTTTCTATTTCATGTTTATATTTATCTAAACTTTTAATAATTCCAGTATGTGCTTTGTTATTTTCGCTCAAACCGCTAGGATATTGAAACTCAATAAAGCTGGGTATAAACCACTTTGTCCCATTATCTAAAGGAATTATTTTTTCCGCAAAATATTGTATTGCTTTTTGCTGATCTAACTTTTCGCCAATCCTTATTTCAGCTACCTCTAAATCAACTTGCCAAATTCCTGAATGATCGCAGTCATCACAAATGTATAACCAAAGGAGCTTGTAAGGGGCTTTTAAAGACCTTATAAAAGGTTTTTTCCACTTTTCTGTGTCGGTAAATCTCTTTGCCATAAAATAAAATAGCCCTATCAAATCCCTCCTATGTTGCAGATAGGAGTTCATCTCAAGGGCAATAAGTTCTTAATAGGTCTGCAACACCTTTAACGAAGATAAGCTAATTAACCGAATACTGTGCTACTTGTTTCTTATTTTTTAGCTTAACAATGGTAGTTTTTATGTTCATACCATCGTTTCTAAGGTCAGCTATTCGTGCTGCTAATCTAAAGCATCCGAACTTGTTAAGTGCATCAATAGGGGTTAATTTTCTACCTTTATTTAGGTAGTTTGCGATTTGTGTTGTTTGGCTCATAGTTGTAGGTTTTAAATTTGCGCTTTACGTTATCGCCC